CCTGAAAAGTATTCAAATGTTTGCCAAAGCGTCTGGGCGTCACTCTCTTTAATGTTTTTTTGAGTACAGCCATCAATAAACTTTTTGTGGATTGCCATTTTCTTTTCATGGCCTTTTCCTGTTCCTTTCTTTGTTAACAACTTTCGAAGCATGTTGCCTTCATCAAGTGACAGATTATTACCTAGTTTATGAGCCAATAGAGCAATCTGCTCTTGAAAGATAAGGAACCCATGAGTCTCCTTTGTGACTTCTTTAACTAACGGGTGAATGTACTTAATACTCGACGGATTCTTTTTTGCCGCTACATAGTGGTTATGAACCTTTGCCGATAATGGCCCAGGACGGTAGATAGATGTAATGGCAGAGATATCAATAATCGACTCTGGCTTGGCTTTTTTACAAAAACCTTGTGCCCCTCTTTCAGTAAATTGAAAGATTCCTGCCCACTTACCACGATGAAAAACATTTTTGTAAACTTTTTGGTCGTTAAGATTTAGAACATTTGGATCTAAGTTTTCGTCGTAGTACTTTTTAACATCAGCAAATGTAGGATCTTTAACCCCATGATGCCTACGAAGAATATGGTTAATTGCGCCCTCAACCATTCGCAGAGAAGCCAAGCCTAAAATATCAAACTTAATAAAACCGAGCGGCTCTAAGTGTCTGACATTCTGCCCCTCTGACCACGGAGTTTGCTGAACGCCGCCTGAATTAATCAGTGGCATATGTTTGTTCAATCCGTCAGCAATAACCACACCACCAGCGTGACGACTGATAGATCGTACTTGGCCATAAAGGTTGTCAACATGTGCTGCAATGTGTGGATACTTGTTAAGAAATTGTTTAAGTGTATCACTATACTTTTTTACCTCTTCGAATGTTGGAGCATAAATTCCTGCTGTAATCCCGTGCGCTTTTTTAGCAATCGGTGTAGCTTCTTTCAACATTACTGAAGTTACACGGTTAACTTCCGAAAAGTCCAAGCCATAGAATTTTGAAATATCTTTAATTAAAGAGCGAAGCTGTAAAGTATTATAATTGCTAATTGGAACTACAACATTTTTACCCCACTTATCAATAAGAATTTCTTTTAAAGCCATTGGGTCTGCAACATCATAATCGATGTCTGGATAATCAATAGCATCGCGTCGAAGAAATCGACTAAAAAGGAGGTTGTAATGGATGGGGTCAATGCCAGTAATCCCAAGTACATAAGCCACAAGAGAGCCAGCAGCAGAACCGCGACCAGCACCAACCAATTGAATTTTTGTTGCTTCATCTGCTACCGCCTTCATTGTTAGAAAATATTTTGAAAATCCACGATCCTCAATGACTTTTAATTCTTCTTTAATCCGACTGGAATAATTATTTTTGGAAGCCAACCCCTTTCGCTTAAGCCCTTCAACACATAGCTCTCGTAACGCTTCATCAGCCGACTTTCCGTTAGGAACAACAAAATCAGGTAAGCGAACAGTAACATTGGGATAGAAACTTTCAATACGATTATGAGCGATTTGATAAGTACGCTCAATTGTTTCCATAACAAAGTCATCATTATAATCTACACCACACTTTTCCGAATAAGTTTTGTAAGCATCCCACATTTGGTTGCCGTTTTTTGGATAAAGTTCATATTTTAGGTCCTCTCGCTTTTCTGGGAGTTTTGAGTCTGCGTAGTCTGGTTTAGACTTTCCAAGCCAACCAAGCTGTTTATAAAGCTCTCGATCTTTAAACAATTCTGGTCGAGGATAGTGGCTATCCGCTGTTGAAATAAGCTTGGTCCCGGTTTTTTTAGCAGCTTTAATAATGTGCTTGTTAATTTCGTGTTGTTCTGGGATTGCGTTCCATTGAAGTTCACCGTAAAATCTATCTCCAAAGATAGAGGTAAAGTTTTCAATGGTTTCGACCATCGCCCGCTGTACAGCCTCATCACCTTCCTCCCGGTTGTTCCAGTAATCTTTGGACAAAGGACCACCCATACAAGCTGAAGATACAATAATACCCTCATTGTGCTCTCGTAGCATGTCATAATCAATGCGCGGATAACGATAGAAGTTATCTGGATCAAATGACTTGCTTACCAAAGTAAATAAGTTATTTAGACCAGTTTGGTTCTGGACTAACAAAACCAAGTGAGCACGACGGTTCAGAATATTCTTTTCTTGTCGCTTTGTTGTTTCTTCGTCTTCAATAACTACTGCGCTGTTGTCTTCTTTCTTTTTACGACCTTTTTTATTTTTATCGATTTCTGCCTTTTCTTCCTTCCACTTCGCAATGGAATCAATAAAATAACCCTCAATACCAAAAATTGGCTTAAATTTCTTACCTTCTTTCTGTAACTTCTTTGAGTGCAAGATCTGATAAGAAAGCCCGTTCATATTGCCATGATCGGTCAAGGCAAGGGCATCCATACCATTTTCGATAGCGTAGTCAATGTGATCTTGTGGATACCCTAATCCGTCGAACACACTAAAGACTGAGTGGGCATGAAGTCCCACGAATTTAATTTCATTACTCATTTATTCTCCATAATCGTTAGTACGCTGTCTAAACTTATTCGTCAACAGGAATTCCCTTGCCTAATGAACAATTTCTCCAAGCTCGGAATGAAAGCGGCTGCGTGTGACTGTAAGCCCGACTTATTGTTGTCCTATAAGCGGAATACAACACCTGAAGGACTTCCTCATCCAGATGTCCAGTAACCCCTGCTGTGTTAAGTAATAGCTGTGTAGCCATGTGGTGTTTGTTTTTGTAACGTGTGTTTTTAAAAATCATTTTTTTCCTGTTAAGTTTTTAAGTTCGTGTTCTAGGTCTGCAACTTTATCTTCTAATTGATAGACCTTATCAACTAAATTTAAGTTTTCTGCTGCAACTTTATCATTGTTTCCAAACACATTATCAATAAAAAATTTTTGATCTAAAGATAATTGTGTATAGGTTGTTGGAAACCCTATTCTTCCCAATAGTTGATAGGGTATCATGCCATAAATTAAATGGTTATTCACCGTAGACTCCTTTTGTTTTTGATACACCCTCATTATAACGCAAATTGGTGTCGATGGCAAGCTCTTCCAACGCTCTAATTTGACAACGAAGGTGTTCGTTCTCCTCCATTAACTCCCTATTCATCTCTCTTAAAATTTCTAATTCCTCTTGAATTTCAATCATTTTTGTCTCCGTAAATTTTATAAATACTTTTTCTTTCTAATAAACTTGGTTTCTTAAATTCTTTGCCATCTCTCATATATTTCCTGTAATCTTCCCAACCATTCATCGTATAACTCCAATTGAGTTGTTCTTTGCAATAATCTTTTTCATTTAAATGACTGAATAAGTTGTTGAGACCAAAGTTTTTTCCACTATATCTTTCATCTTTTGGGAGCTGTTTTAGGAGTGGACCTTTACCAGTTAGCTCGTACTCTTCTGATTTTGTGTAACGCATCGTTGCGTTATCGTTGATGTATTGTCGTACAATCTTTATATCCTCTTTCAGAAAAGTAAAAGCGTGATGACTATCGTTCAAAAAATTTTTACCACCACTCTCAAACATAAATCTTTTTTTGTCTTGAATAACCTTTCTAAACTTTGAAATATAACTTGGTTCATAAACAACATAAGGCGATGTTGCATAGAATACATCCGGTATTAAGAAGTTGCTAATCCTTCTCGCAGACAATGAAGCATAGAGGGCAGCATTAATGTATCCCCAGCCTTCACTATCTCTTGTATTATAATATCTCGCATGACATGGGACCAAAAAGATTGGGATTAATCTCTTGTTCTGATATGGCATTGGGTCCATAGTCCTTTTCTGCCATACAGGGTCCATGACGTAATCTCTAAGGCGTTTCTTTATTATGGGTGCCCAATCATCATTTATTGATATCCAAATCGATTTGACTCCCGCACAGGCGCATTCATAAACTGCTAAATCTAAAAGCGTAAAGTCATAATTTATTGGCATCAAACAGTCGTGCCAATCAAATCCAAAATTCTTTTTGTTAGGTAATAAAGATATGACTCCCGCTGAGGCAGTATTGGTTTCTGACATAACTGATCTAAACTCTCCTTAATTACAGTAATATTATCTTCTTCTGTGTTGTATCTATAATCTGATACAATTATTCTATTATCTAACTTGGGCTTTAAGCTTCGGTAATAATCTCTAGTTAGTGCGATTTCTTTGTTACCAGTTAGAAACTCATCCAACATATAGCGGATTGTCACTGTACTATTATCAAAGTCGTTTAAATCTTTATCATCTTTCAAATAAAATCTTGACTTTAGAACTTTGCCATCGATATGAATAAAGTTTAAAAATGGATCGTGACCACGAAACCAAGTTTTATTCATTGATTTTGCGTTTGTTCTGAAATGATCCTCAACCACACAGGATCTTTGTGATTGCTTGTGATTTGTACCATTTAGTTTTACGTTATCAAAAAGATGAATGCTTTCAGGTTCTAAAACAAATTCTGTCTTATTTGTCTTGTGAATTAAATTACCATCTGTATATCTTAGATTGTCTCGATTTATCTGATAAAGTTTACCATCCAAATTTAGAATAAAGCGCAAAAATAGCTCTAATTTATCAGTCTCTAAGAATTTTTCTTGTTTATTTTCATTTGCGAGATTCTCGTCTGCACAGAAATTATCTAAGATAAATTGATTGGTTGGCTGAACAATCGGCTCTATCTTATCCTGATGGACGTAAAAGCACGTCGTATCCCTGGTAAAAGAATATAACAGTGCTCTTACGTTCGACCCAACAACGATATTTTCGTAAGGTATTTTAACAACTTTTTTAGGCATTACATTTTTGCTAAAACGTAATTATCCTCAATCAAAATTGCTGTCTCCCCAAGTACATTAATCTTCCGAAGCATATGACCCTCAACAATAACCTTATCACCCTTGCTTAATACTGCAAAAAACTTTGACTCTGAGGATATATTAATAATTTTTACAACCTCAAACTGTTTTTTACTTGTTACAATATCATCTGGTAAATAAAAAGCAGTTTGTTTTTCTTCATCTTGCTCTAAGACGCTTACAAGCATAGACCTATTCAGAGGAATCATTGTGACTCTCCTTATCGATAAAACTTGTTTCTACTGCCTCAAAAATCTTTGAAAAGTCATCAAAATCAATCTGCTGTTCCCACATCCGATATGCCTTTATTGCAAGGGAAATTTCATCCTTATCCAACCATGAGTTTTCAATAAAGTTTTTGCGTAGATCCTTTCGTGATTCACGAAAAGGGCGCATACAATCTTCAATGGCAGCAAGTGATTGAATATATTCTGCCATTTTTTGTTGTCTATTATTAGTTTTCATTTTTTATCTCCATTAATTCTTTCTTATCCTCTAAAATAGAATAATTTTTAGTGTCTTCGTCATAACACAAAACGATTGGCGGCTCAAAGTTTAATGTTTTTTTTATCTTATTCACAGCAACTTGGTCTGTTACTAAGTCATGAACAATTTTATTTTTTACAATAAAACTTAAAACTTGTCGCGATTGTTCTGTTTCATCAACAAAGACGGTAATTTTTTTACTCATTACAAAATATTTGTATCTTGAGACTCTGGCTCAACGATACGACCAGTCCCGTAAGACCAGCGATGATAAACAATGCCTTTAGAGCCTTTTACTTGATGCTCCATGACCAGCCCATTGTTTTGCATTGGTGTTCCTTCTGCGCCGCAAATAGGACACCGTTTAAACCGACCAATACTGACTTCATATTTATTCTCAACCTTTGAGAAGAACTCGTCCGTCTTTTGATTCATTTAGTTTCTCCTGTTGTTCTTCTTGTTCTAGTAGTATAGCAAGATCTGGATACTTTGTCAAGACCTCTTGTGTTGTGAGACTCTCTTCTAGTTTTATTTTTTTAATTATTTGCTTTATTTTTGTCATGTTATTTTCCTTCCCCTGTCCTTCTAATTTTCTGTTACTTTCTGGTAGATTCTGTGAAATACACCAATCTTATCATTAGTTTTGCTCCCAAAAGTATAAGCATACTCGACATAATCTTTTTTTGTTCCTAAAACAGTGACTTCAATAGCCTCATCATACGGACTCTCAGGCTCATATCTGTAAACTTCGCCTTTAACCGGGTCAGGTTTAAAACCGAGCCATAATTTAATCTTTTCAAACATTACTTTCCTGTACTACCTAATGCTCCATCGCCGCGATCTGAAATAGTAAGCGGATCAACGTAAAGCATTTCTTCCTCTACCGGAAAACTACGCCACTGAACAACTGGAATTAGAACTAATTGTGCAATTTTATCACCTATGTCGATGGTTTTTGAATTGTTCCCAATATTGTGAAGATTAACAAAAATCTCACCTGAATATCCCGAATCAACCACACAAGCACCGACAACCAAACTATTCTTTGCTGCCATACCTGAACGGTTCTTTACCTCCAGCATATAGCCGTGTGGAACTTCAACCTTCAACCCTGTTGGAAGTACAGCGGATTCTCCTGGTTGTAATTTAGTGAATAAGTTTTTTGTCGGACAATAAAAAACGTCTGCGCCTGCGTCAGATGGATTTGCCCTGCTTGGTAGTTTTGCTAAGTTGTGTGTCCTTGCGACTTTTAATAACATTTTTTATCCTTTTTATATTTTTAACGAATTGGGACTCTGCCCATAAGATAGAACCCCTCATTCTTTGACAGCCCCTTTTACTCTTGTAAATTAATCATCTTTATTACGAACTTCAAGAACTTGCTTACGCAATTCCTTTAATGCATTCGCTGCACCTTGTGCTGCCTTACGGACACGAGTACCTGCTGCCTTATTACCACTATCGGCTTTCTCGGCATCGGCAAGTGCCTCTGTAAGTTGTTGAACTACCTGTTCAAGTGAAACCTTAACTGACATTTTATTCTCCTTCTAATTGTCTAATAAGATAATCCAGATACCATCTGGCTTTCTTTAGATCACCGACACGAGATGACTTGTGTCTTGATCTTACTACATACTTTATCACATTTCCTTCGATAAAGTCAAGTTTCCAATCCTGTATTGCATCAATAACCTCAATTTTTCCGGTATTGTAATAGTCAGGATGATTTATTAACTTTGAATAACTTTTTAATTGACTTCTGTTTAAATTCCTTTCGGATTCCTGTGCTGGCATCTCAAACGGATCAACTTTGCTATCTGATTCTTTATTTTGTTTTAGTGTATTAAACATAACACCTCCTTGGTACTCCCAGAGGGAATTGAACCCTCGCTACCGAGATGAAAGCCCGGTGTTCTAACCACTAAACTATGGGAGCGTTTTATTAATCCCAACGTTCATTAAAAAAATCTAAAAGATCTTGAGCGTGGGACCCTTGTTCTGCTGCCTTGATAAGCTCATCAGTAATTTCTGGATGTTCACCAACTCCAACCGTCTGAGTTAGATAGAGGTTTACCTTTGCTTCTGCGTCTTTAATCTGAGCTTCAAGACGATGTTTGGCTGCTTCTAAAAATAAGTTTCCGATTGTGGTTCTTTGCATTTTAATTTCTCCTACTTGGCTCCGTGAGCAGGATTCGAACCTGCGACCACTTGATTAACAATCAAACGCTCTACCGACTGAGCTATCACGGAAAGGTAATTAACCTTGTGG